TCAGCGCCGCCCACCTTCGAACGGCATGAAACCTGAATCGAGCTTGGTCTCTATCCGCAGCAGATGGTCGGTCAGACGCTGCTCGACGTCCTTGAGAGTCGCGAAGGAGACATAGGTCTTCGCGACCTCCAGCTTGTATGCGGCAAGGCTCTCGCGCACCTGCGCCTGGGCCTCCTCCGCCCGGTTGCGCAGTTCGTCCAGCGCGCTGTCGGCATCCTTGCGCACCCGCGCGATCAGCCAGAACAGCCCGCCCATCGCCGGCAACTCCACGGCGGTGATCCACCAGGCGAGATCCAAGCCTGCGGTCAGGGATTCGTGCATCGGGGTCTCCCGTTCGTGTGGGTGTGGAAACGACTCAAAGCTCCCAGTCCGTTGGAGCCACTACGGCTCCCGCACCGCGCCAGTCTGGGCGGCGTTCGGGTGCAGGGGTGCTGCGGTCGAAGCGGCAAGGTTCGGCCCGCAGGCACCCGGCGACCGCGTCCAGCCCGTCGTCCGGCCCGCGATAGCGGCCGTCCGGGCGCCAGTCGCGCATTTCGCGGATCAGCGGCGTTTGCCAGACCTGCCGGTGAGCCAGCAGGCGGCGGTCGGCCAGCAGGGCGTTGAAGGCCTTGACGATGCGCTCAGCCTTGGGCGTGCGGCTGTTCTGCTCGACCACGCCTGCGGCCAGCCGGTCGTCGCGCAGCCGCTTGCGCAGCAGTCCGGGCAGGAAACGGCCGAGACCGTTGATCTCGATGTGGACCGCCGGCAGATGGTTGTCGGCCAGGAAGCGGGAGACCTGCCGGCATTGCTGGTCGGCCTCCGTCTCCTCCGCCTTGGGATCGACGGCCAGATAGCGCACCCGGTGCAGGTAGAAGCGTTCGTTCTCCCCGGCGAAGACGGCCGCGACCACGCTGCCGTCACCGCCTTTCGACCTGCCGTCCTCCGCCGGCCGGGCAAAGGCCGGGTCCCACCAGCAGGTAGCGGAGACCAGCTTCACCCCGTCCAGCGTCAGGACGGCACGGCCCAGCGCTTCCCGATACTCCAGCTCCGCGTCGTAGCGGCCGAGATTTTCGACATTCAGCACCCCGTCGGTGATGCTGACCGGACGCAGCAGCATCTGGCTGGTGAACTTGTTGGGACCGGTCGATTTGCGGATGCGGGCGACATGCGCCTCGCCGAACCGCTCCTTCCAGGTGTAGCTGCGGTTTCCCTCGGCATCCTCGGTGTAGACCGGCAGCACCAGCCGCTCGAACCCGTCAAGAAAGGGCGGGCTGCCGTCGTCGGTCTCCTCCGCATAGAGGCTGTCCTGCGCATGCGGCGTGCCGACATAGAGCTGCGTCCCGCCCGGCACCAGCACATACTCCAGTTCCGACAGGCGTTCGCGCAGGGCCGCGCGCTTCACCGCGGTGTCGGCGTTGCGCGGCACCTCCACGTCGTCGCAGATCACCACGTCGGCGCGGCTGCCGGTGATGTTGCCGCCGATGCCGGCTGCCGCCATCGACGGGTCGCGCAGTTCCATTGGCCGCACCACGGTGAAGCGGTCGGCCGCCCACTGGTCACGCGCCGATGCCGGCGGCCTAAGGTGGCTGCAATCGGGATGGCGCTCCAGGATGCGCTTGACGTTGCGCACCATCTTCGTCGCCAGCTTCAGGTCGGCCGCCAGCACCAGCAGCCGCCGGTTGGAATCGCGCAGCAGAAGCCAGGCCGCGAACAGCCCGACCAGCGTCGATTTGCCCGAGCCGCGGAAGGCCATCAGCAGCATGCGCCGGTTCTGCCCGGCCATATGCTCCTCCAGCCATCCCGCCATCCGCGCATGGTGGGCCGGGGTCTTCAACTCCACCATGGCGTTCCAGCCCTGGACGAAGGCGCGGAAACCGTCATCGTCCTTCCCCGTCATGGATTCCGTCCCAGGATGTGCCAGCCGGCGCCGTTCGACATCGCCGTCACCGCATGTCCCTGCGCGGTCAGCGCGATGGCCTCGCTGTCCGGCCCGCCGCCGCCGGCCTGGGTGACGGTGACGCGGTTGCCGCTGGTGTCGGACTTCTTGATGGTGACCGTGCAGCCGACCGCATGCGGAGCCGAGGGCGCCGGCAGCCGCACCTCCACCGCCCCGTTCCAGGCGCTGACCAGATAGAGCTGCTGGTTCAGGTCCGGCTCGAACAGGCCGGGGGCCTCGTGATAGCGGGCGTTGCCCGGCTGGTTGTTGCCGGCGACGATCCACCAGCCGGCCCCGTTCGAGACCAGCGTCGCGAAGTCGTACCGGTTGCCCAGCGACAGCACCCGCCCGTCCGGCCCCGGCCCGCCGGTCTCGGTCACCGTCAGCGGGTTGATCGACGCGTCGGTGCGCTTGATCGTCACCGCATGGCCGTTGGCATCCTCGGCCCTGGGTAGCCGCAACTCCACCGCCCCGGCATAGGCACTGGCCAGATAGACCGAGCTGGTCAGGTCGAGCGCCACCACGCCGCCCCCGGCCGGCTCGACATACTCGGTGTCGTAGCGCAGCGTCTCCACCACCAGCTCGGTGATGCGGCTGCGCTGAAGCCGGTTCTTCTCCGGATAGCCGGCATTGACCGCTGTGTATTGCCCGCCGGACCGGTCGAGGATCGCCGGACCGGCGGCGGCGGAGAACAGGTTGACGATCGCCGTCTCGACCGATCCGGCATCCAGTTGCAGGTTCGGCAGGGCCCCCAGAGATTCGGCGTAGAAATTCACGATCAGCGTCTTGTCGGTGACGGCACCGACGCGGAAGCAGGCTTCCGCTTCCGGCCACAGATTGGCCTCGCAGTCGAAGAAGGCGTTGTTGAAGCGCCCCTGCTCGACGAAGAAGCCGCAGCCGCTCATCGGCGCCGACAGCGAATAGACCCGCACGGCCTGGAAGCGGTTGGCGTTCGGCGTGTCGCCCGCCCCCGTCCGCGTCAGCCACACCCCATGGCGCGACGGCCGCGCCACCAGCACGCGGGCGATGTTGTTCCAATAGCAGGGCAGGTTCGGGTCGGTATAGCCATCGAAGACCAGCCCCACCTCCGGCTCCCACAGCGTCAGATCGGTCAGGCTGTTCTGCACGCAGGGTCCGTCGCGCCCGAACAGCCGCACCCCTGCCTTCCCCTGTTCCAGCCGCAGACCCGACAGTGTGGCGTAGCCGTCCGGCAGATGGATCAGGTCGAAGCCGTTGGATGCCCCGCGGATCACCGACGCCTGCCCCGCCCCGTACAGCGTCTGGCCATGGCCGAGCGTCAGCGTGTTGGCGATGCGGTAGGTGCCCGGCGGCACGAACAGTGCGCGGGCCGAGGTCAGCGCCGCCTGCAAGGCCAGCGTGTCGTCGACCAGCCCGTCGCCCACCGCGCCGAAATCCTTGACGGAGACGAGATCGGCCAGCTTGTCGCGCACCGGCCGGGCGGTCGCCCCGGCCCCGGGCGGCACATAGGTCGCCAGCGCCTCCTCGTCCACCGGCGGGCGGATGGTCGGGTTGCCGGCGCTGTCAAAGGCCAGCAGCTTGCCCTGGCGCAATCCCCGCTCCGGCAGCAGGGAAGAGGCAGGCAGGTCACTGTCGCCATAGCGCAGCATCAGCTCCTGATCGCCGGCCACCTGCTGGAGCATCGCCGTCAGCCGGTCCAGCTCGCCATTGAGGGCAGCGGCCGGCAGCGGCCCGCTCTCGCCGAAATCGCTGCGCCGTTCGATGGGAAGCCGCCGGCGCAGCAGCACGACGGTTCCCTCGGCCGGCGGAGCGGCGAAGGTCACCGCCCCGCCCGAGGTCGCACCGGCTCCGCTGAGCGCATAGCCGGTGCTCTGGAGTGCCGCGCCCAGGAAGACCTGGAGATCCTCGTCGGCGAAGATCGGGAACGGGTAGGTGAAGACCCGTTGCATGCCGTTGGCGAGATACTGGACACGCGGGGTTCCGCGCGGGATGTGAAGCGACGTGGACATCGGGGGGTCTCCGGAGGAAGGAACCGTTCCTCAAAAGAACTTGCTCATGTATTCCAGCCGCTGACGGTCGGCGAGTTGCGACAACTCCAGCAGATTGCGGCGCTTTGCATCGTCCAGCCCCTGCTGGATGGCGGCACGCTTCAGCTGGTCGGTCGCCTGGGCATCCTTGCGCTCGGTTTCGCTGGAGTTGGTCAGCCCCAGCAGGATTGCCTCGCCCGATCCATCCTGCGCGGTGACGCCCCGTGCCCCGAGCCCGGCGCGGGTCTTGCTGACTGCCTGGCGCAAGGCGGCCAGACGCCGCTGTTCAGCCGCATCCGCCGCCGCGGTCAACTGGGCCAGCTGGGTCTGCGCATCGGTCTCCTTGGCGCGGACGGCCTCCTCCTGACTGGTGCGGAGCTGGGCCAGAGTCTGCTCCTGGGCACCGCGGAAATCGTCCATCTCCCTGGCCCGCGCCGCCGCCGCGGCAGCTGCCGCGGTTTCATCCTTCTGGCGCTGCAACTCCTGTTCCTGTTGACGCAACTCGGCGTCATGCGCCCACTGGCGGGCCTGCGCCTCGGCCTCAAGCTGGGCCTGCTGCTGGCGGGCCGTCGCCGCCGCCTGGGCGTTGCGCTCGGCCGCCGCCGCTTCCTCGCGGTATTTCTGTTCCAGCGCCGCCTGCGCGGCTGCGGCCTGTGCAGCATCCTGCTGGCGCTTGTAGTCGAGTTCAGCCGCGGCTTGCTGGGCGGCGGCCTGTTGCGTGGCGGCGTTGGACGACGCGGCTCCGGCGTTGCGCACGGTGCCGATGACGGAATTCGCCAGCGGCAGCGCCGTGGTCACGAGGGGAGTGATTCCACCCATCAGTCATTCACCTTCAGTTCCATGGTCACGGAAAGCAGCGTGAAAGGCAGCGGCGCATCCTGTTCGATGCGCCACAGCGGGACATCGGTGTCGTGGCGCCAGCCGAGCGCCCGCAGCCGGCGGTCGCCGGACACCCGCGGCGGCACCCCGCCGGCCGGTTGCGGTCCGAGCCGGTGAAGCGGAAGTTCCTGCAACCCGCGCCCCAGATCGACGCGCAGCGCCGCCGTCTCCTCCAGCCGGAAGGTGACGGCAACCAGCCGGACGATGTCGGCCCCGGTCGCCTGCCCCAGCAGGTTGGGCGGCAACGGCTCGATCCGGTGGGTGTAGGGCAGTCCGATCTCGACCTTGCGGGCCGGCGGGTCGAGGGTGACGCTGCCGGCCTGGACGATGGCGGGGTTGCGGATCACGCGATCGGCGACGACGGCGACCGTCCGTCCCTCCAGATGCGCCAGCCCGCCCCAGACGGCGGTCGCCTCACCCCGCTCCGCCGTGATGGCGGCGTCGAGGTTCAGCGCGTCGTCGAACCGCTCGACCATCCACACCCCCCGCCGTTCCACCAGCGTGTAGACCTCGTCCCCCACCGCGGCGACGGAGCGCACCGCCCCGTCGGTCTCCAGCAGGGTCCAGGCGGTGACATCCTCCGCCCGGTAGGCGGTCAGCGCCCCCAGCGTGCCGTCCTCCATCGCGACGAACAGCAGCCGGCGGTTCTGGTCGTAGTCCTGGTCGCGCGGGCCGGCCATCAGATGGCGGGCCAGCAATGCCAAGTCGTTCGCCTGATAGGCGGCCTCGGTGTCGGTGTAGAGGAATTCGCGGATTTCGCGCCGGTTGCGCGGCACGAACAACGTCGCCCCCTCGACGTCACGTGGCGGGATGGCGCGGTCCATCGGCGAGCCGATGCGCGTCTGGCGGTTGACCTGCATGCTCTGCGGGGTCAGCGGGTCGCCGGTCACCATATATTCGGCGCCCGAGGTGAAGACCTGCAGATGCCGGCCGGAGAAAACGGCGCGCACCGCATTGACCTGATCGGACAGGATGCCGAACTCGATGGCCTGATCGTCCAGCCCCTCGCCCAGATCGAAATTCCAGATCTGGGCGGAGCGCGACAGCCACAGCCGGTTTGGCAGGTCGCGCGACCCGCCGATCACCAGCCGGTCCTGATGGAAGGCCGCCGACACCGGCCAGCCGCGAAGGGGGGAAAATGCCTGCTCTTCCCACTGTGTCGTCGGCTGGGTGTCGGCCAGCGTCTCCTTCACCGTGGCATTGACCTGGGTGGCCGACACCACCCCGGTCACCTGCAACTGCTTGCCCTTGATGCGGATCCGGGTGCCGTCGTGATGCGGGTCGAAGACCGGGGCCGATGCGCTGACCGTGACCGCCCCGCCGGTACCGGACGGCGTCAGCGTCACCGCCGGATCGCCGAAGCGGTGGAAGGGGATGCGCACCAGCTCGCCCTCGACCGCGAAGGCCCAGTCCGACAACGTCCACCCGCCATCGTCGCCGCGCATCAGCTTGCGCGGCGGCAGGTCGGGATGGCAGACCAGCAGCGTGTCGGCGCTCTGCGTCCAGGTGATCTGCGCCAGTTGCGTCAACGTCCAGGGGGCGGCGACCGAGGCCAGCCGGGCGCCGCCCTGGAACACGTCGATCCAGCGGTCGGTGAAAACCAGGAGATAGGTCTGCTCGGCATTGCGCTCGAACGCAACCAGCCGCCCGTCGCCACGGGTCTGCGCTACGAAGGCGAGGCCGGACCGCCGCGTCACCCCACCGGTCGGGTCGATGAACAGATTGCGCAGAGCCAGCGCGCCGTTGTCATAGGCCTTGAGATCGCCACGCCCCAGCAGGCGGCGCGACACCTCGCCGGCGGTGAAGTTGGTCTTGACCTGATGCAGCCGTCCCATCGCATCCCCCCGTCACGCTCTGGCGTCGATCAGGGTGAAGTCCTCGAAGCCGGGCTGGCTGTCCTGCTGGGCGTCGATCTGGCGGGCGCGGCGGAACTCGCTCTCGGCCTGCTGGGCCAGCAGCTCGGCCCGCGTCGAGCTTTCGGTCAGCGGGATGCAGAACTCGGCAGCCAGCCGGGCGATCAGCGCCTGATCGAAGAAGGCGGGGAAATCCTCCTCCGCCGGGCGGCCGATGTAGGACAGGGTGACGGTGCCGGCATCGCACAGCAGCGTGCGGCCGACGATGCGGTAGGACAGGCCCCGCCCCCGTCCCTCGCCGCCCGCTCCCAGCGCCCGCAGGAAGCCGGCCGGCAGTTGGAAGGCATTCGCATAATCGGCGACCGGCGGCTCGGCCAGCCGCGGCAGCGTGGCCTGCACGCTGGCGAAGCTCCAGGCATTGGCCGACAGCAGCGCATCGCGCGTCGGCCCGTACAGGGCGGCGGCCACCTCAGCCTCGGCGGAGCCGTCGTCGAAGGAGGCGATGGCGGTGGCACCGAGCTTGATCAGCGCACGGCCGCACAGACCGATGGCGGACAGGGCCATGGACATGTCTCCGGGTATCGGACATGAAGCGGAAGGCGAGCGGAAGGCGCCGTCGGTGCGGCGCCCTTCCCTTCGGCGGATCAGTCGCTGTTGACGCTACCGAACGGCGTCAGGTTGGCGACGTCAACCGCTCCGTTGGCGCTGGCCGCCACCACCAGCACGCCGGTGGCCGGGGTGGCGCCGCCGACCGCGCAGTTCGCCAGCAGCATGTCGCCCACCCGCAGCAGGTCGGCGGCCCCGTTGAAATAGCCGGCGGTATCGACATCGGTCGCCACGTCATGCGTGGTGTAGTGCCAGAGCGTGAAGCCGTTCGCGTAGGCGAGCACGCTCAAATCCTTGGACGCATAGGCCATGGATCGAAGACTCCGGATTTTGTGTAGGGAATGCGGAAGGAAGGGTAGCTCACCCTCTTCCGTTCAGCTCTCCAGGCAGCGCAGGGTGACCACGCCGCTGGTGTCGATCAGCGCGGCGCCCTGGCTCATCATGTTGTTGACGAAATGCGCCGCGCGGTCGCCGTGCCAGGTGATGTCGGTCTTCACGTCGGCACCCGCCGCGTGGCCGACCGCCGTCTTGTGGTACCAGTGGCACAGCCGGACGTTGCCGCTCAGCGTCAGGCCGGAATGCGGCAGCCACAGCGTGCCGAGCCAGCGCTTGGCCTGGGTGCCGCGCCAGGGCAGCTCGTCGGAGCCGACATAGTCGGCGCTGGCGAACTCCTCGATGCCCAGCAGCTGGCTCCACTGCTTCCAGCCGACGACAGCATAGCGCTGGCCGTCGTCCGGCACGTCGGCCTCGCCCATCATCTCGAAGGCCGTCAGGATCTTGGCCTTGGTCAGCCCGTCGGTGGCGCTGCCGGCATAGTTGACCGACCTGTTCAGCTCGGCGATCAGCAACTCGTCGGTCTTGCGGCCCAGCGCATAGGCGCCGGCATTGGCGATGATCTGCCGCTCGTCGATGTTGGTCTTCAGCTCGTCCAGCCGGTCGACCCAGTCACCGGCATAGAAGTCGTACAGCGCGCACTCCACCGGTGTGTGGTCCAGATTCATCACCGGAACCGCGCCGTGACGCGACTTGGTGGCGGCGGCACCCTTGCCGACCTTCTGGAAGACGGTGGAGGCGCCCTGCACGTTGTTCTTGCCGCGCACCGTGTTGCGCAGCTTGGAGCCCATGCGCTGGTAAGCCTCATGGACCTCGCGCTCGAACTGCTTGACGAATGCCTGGGCGATGCTGGTCGACATGGGTATGATTTCCTTTCGCGTTCCTGCGGATCCCGCGGAGCATGGCGGGAGGATTCGTTCCGCCACCCGGTTGTCGGGGGTGCGTGCAGGACGCAGCGCCGGCCGCGGGCGAAACGCGAAAACAAAAAGGGCCGGCTGGACTTTCGAGATGTCCGGCCGGCCCTTTTCGGACCGAAGCGAGGGGGCAGCTTTGGTGCTGTCGGGCGTTGGATCCGGGGGCGGACCCGTCGCCTTGACAGGTTTGGTTTTAGGATTTTATGCGGCGTCGATCAAGGACTATTTTCACATATCCGCTTGTCGGCGGCCATTCTGCCGGCAGTAACGTCAATGCCGGACCGGACCCGCCACCCAATGGCTGACGATGGTCTCCGCCTGGGCCGGCGGGATCTCCGGATGGTGGTAGCGGTAGACGGTAACCGCCGCCTCCAAAGCATAGCGCTCCGGCTGCCCGCAGCGGCACAGGCCGGAGTAGCAGCGCTGTACCGCGTCGCGGCAGGCGAGGGCATCGGCGATGGGCTGGTCGGCCTCAATGAAACGGGGATCGG